TGGTGCTGGCTTTGGTTTCATTGGAATGCTTAGTTTTAAAGTGTTTGTCATAATATGTAGTCCTTAAAATTCTCTTTCCCTTTTTGCTTCATTAATAGCTTTAGCCGCGATGCTTCATCCGTGTCCGTTCCGTGGTGTATAATTGTATGACAATGCCTAGATATTGCAGTTATATATCTATCATCTCTGCCGCCTGCACCGAAGACAGAGTGATGGATATCGTCTGCTTTCCTGCCGCACCCGCACTGGCAAAGACCTCCAGACTTTGAATTGATGAAGTCTACATATAGCTCATACTCTATTTTTGGCATCTTCTTTGGATTTGGTCTTTTGTTTTTCTTTGTTTGTTGTGATTTGCTATACATTACTTATATCCTTTTTAACAGAATCGCATGGCTCGTACATGCACCCAACTATCCCGTGCGTTATCCCAAGTGGAAAATCATCTATCCATATATCTACATCTTGTAGTATATCCATTTTTGGGAAATGTCTCGTCAATATTACTGGAATATCGTATGCTATCAGTGAGTATACCTTTTTTCTAAAAGATGCTATGTCGCTTCCCTCATATTCTCTTGCTGTTGCGATGACAACCTCATGACCTTCTTTTGCAATTATTGATATGATAACTGCCCACATTGACTCTGATTTAGTTATTGTATCATCATAGTCTATTGCTATTTTCATTAGTAGCACCTCTCTATCGCAGACCGCGGTTTTCCTATTTTTTTTAGTAGCTCTCTTGCAACCTCATCTACAACTACTGTTTTTTCTTTTTTCGCGTGCCTGCTTTTCAGTGCACACGGTCGGCACATGGTTTGGTTTTTACGTGATTTGTATATAACTTTCCCACAAACTGCACAATTTGATTTGTTTCTCTCTCGCTCTCTCTTTTTATACTCTTTTATTCTGTCTTTTCTAGCAATTACAGCACAACTCTTACAGTATTTTTGAGAGTTGTTTGTTTTTTGCATCTCTATACCGCACATTTTGCATTTACCTATAATATTCACAATACCTCCTCATTACATCTGGTCTATTTACAAAAACAGTAGAAATAAACTGCTTACACGACTCTGGGCTGAATGTGTGTGTCGCTATTCCAGTTCTTGAAATCCCAAAGCTTGCTATTTGATCTATTGTCATGCCTATCTCGTGGAGCATGAACTCAATTAGCATTCCTGTTTGTGATTTAATATTATTATCTGTTGCTATATACTCATTGTACTTTTCTATATCAAACCATGCATTGTTTTTCCCATCAGAAGCTCTCTTGTAGAATCTCGCATACTTTTTAGATTGAGACAGCGTTACTACAGATACGCCTAATATCCTTGAAGCTTCGCTTGGCTTTATCATGCTGTTTCCTTAATTAAATAGATTCGTTTTGCTTTTAATTGCGTCCAAAACATTACTTTTCATTATATCAAAATAACTCTTTTTTAACTCTACTGCATACGCCTTTCTGTTAAGTTCTATTGCAGTTACTGGCTCACTCCCTATGCCTCCAAAGAAAGATGCTACTACATCGCCCTCTTTACTATCTCTCTTTGATAATCAAATAAATTTTTATTTAGCATTGTTTCGTCAACGTCAAACCCTGACTCTTTCGCTTTTACTATTTTTGAATGTATAAACTCTTCATATTCCATTTGAGACCTCCTAAAGTCTTATCCGTTATAGATGATGCCGCCATTGCTTTAGGAGGCTTGAGTAGGCAGCATCTATAACGCCTCTCTGGTTGGCATTTCAGCCAACGCATAAATGATTATATCTAATTATTGCTTACCATTTAGAATGGAATTTCATCATCTATGTCAATTTCTGGTATCTGTGGAGTAGCGTTTTGTGCATCCGTATTGTTCTGTTGATTTTGCTTCACTGTTGCTTCATTGCCGCCACTATTCCCATCTAACATTTCCATTGACTCTATTGTTATAGAGTGCTTTGATCTCTTCGTGCCGTCCTGTGCAGTCCACTGGTCAAGTTTTAGCTCACCGACTATGTAGATTTTGCTTCCTTTGTGCAGGTACTGATTGCAGATTTCAGCTAATCTGCCAAATGCAGTACAATCGACAAAAGTTGTCTCTTCTTTTTGTTCGCCTGATTGTGTTTTGTATTTTTTGCTTGATGCAACGCCAAAGCTGGCTATTGCACTTCCTGATTGAGTGTAGCGAATTTCTACGTCTCTTGTTAGCCTAACGACTCCATTTATTTTTAGCAGCATTATTCTTTATCCTTTCCAATATCTGTCAGTGGTGGTGGTGCAAGCCAAAACTTAAATGCTTCTTTTTCTAAATAGTAGTCATCACACGATACATCATCCCAGCACTCGTGATAAGAGTTCCAACAAGCGGCATCTATATATTTTCCATTAGATACGAATACTAGCCCATCATCTTTTGGGTATCCGTCTATTTCTGTGTTTTTCCATTTCATCCGTCAATCTCCTTATATTTCAATCTACCGCTCTTGTCATAGAACGGTGTAAGATATAGCTTTTTGCCGTCTCTGTAGATATAGACGGCTCCTACTGATAGACCTTGTGTGTAGTGCTTAGGTTTCACTTTGTGCCTCCAATTTTGCGATAAGTTCGTTCACCGCTGCCTTTGATGCCATTGGCGTTAGCGTGTCTAGTTCTTTTAGTGCTCTGATTGTTTCTTTTGTTTGTGAGCATCTTTCCTTCCTTGCTGTTTTTATTGCAGACAAAATATCACAATTTTTATGGCTTTCATCTAGCATGATTGAAGTTGCGTCATTTAGCACAATCACAACAATTCCTTTATTCATTACGGTTGATATACTGTCAATATTTATAGCGATTTTAGCCATACCGAATCCAGAATTTCTGTGTGTTTTTACCTCTATCATCTACTATCCTTTAAATTCTGTAATCTTACCATTTTTGATGTGATAAAATGTATCTTCTTTGTATTTATCACCATCGATTTGGAATGATACAAAGTTTGTAATTTCACCGAAATTATTAGTCTCACATAGTGTTATCACTGACCGCATCAATCCCTTAGCTTTTGAGTTCGCTCTTGCTACTATTACGCAATCTTTCCCACCTGCTACGGTTGAGTAGTTCCTAGCTGCTACGGTTGATGAGTTCCTAGCTGCTACGGTTGATGAGTCCAGAGCTGCTACGGTTGAGTAGTTCCTAGCTGCTACGGTTGAGTAGTCCCTAGCTGCTACGGTTGAGTAGTCCAGAGCTGCTACGGTTGATGAGTCCAGAGCTGCTACGGTTGAGTAGTTCCTAGCTGCTACGGTTGATGAGTCCAGAGCTGCTACGGTTGAGTAGCTCCTAGCTGCTACGGTTGATGAGTTCCTAGCTGCTACGGTTGATGAGTTCCTAGCTGCTACGGTTGAGTAGTTCCTAGCTGCTACGGTTGATGAGTCCAGAGCTGCTACGGTTGAGTAGTCCCTAGCTGCTATATAATCTTTAGCTTTTGTTCTGCTAATATGTTTTTTTATAGACAGAGATAAGTCAAAATTGAAACTTGTCTCATGTTTCTTTATTGTGAACAGCCCAAAGATGTTCCACAGTCGCATATCGTCTTTGTTTTTTACTTTTAATATATCGTCTTTGTAGAAATATTTACTTCTAAATGTTGGCATAAAATCGAAATCATTCTTTACTTTTTCGATATTCACATACCCAAGATTTTTCATCTCGTTATCTCTAACTTCCATGCCAATATGCTCAAGAAACTCTACTACATATTTTATGTACTTTGGGCTTATAGACCCATTCCCTTTCCCTTTTATCTGTTTGTCTTTCTCTATTGTGCAGTGCGGCATATTATCTTTGTCTCTCAATGAATATACCTCTGTATCTTTACCGTAATATGACGATACGCAGTGCCGCATAAGCATACCCTCTCTATCATATGCATTCCTGCCGACCAACTTAACTATCTTGAATCCGTCTCTAAAATCAAGGACGGTTTCAGTATCATCTTCTTCCTCATCTATCCCAGATGCTTTTTTCTGTAGTGACTTTGACCACTTCTCTGCATTTGACAGAGCTTCTTTATAGCTCATTTTTGCTATTCTCTTTGGTCTTGCATCGGAGCATAGGTAGTCAAGTATATGCTCAATATCTGTTTGGTTTTCTTCATTCTTTTTCAGATAGTTTTGCAGATTCGCATCTATCCAAACTATCACATCGTCTTTGCAGTTGAACGCTTTCGCATATTCTGTGTATTTCATTTTAGCCTCCTAGCTATGTAGATACCGTATTATATTATACAAAAGATAACAAACAGCTTAAACTGTTGTTTTTTTGTATTTTTTTCATTTCGCTATCCTCGTTGCATTCGCAGCGTCTTTCACCATTGATAGTGACTTCTGCTTGTCTGGCTTCTTGAGTGCATCTCTTATCACGATAGATACAGATTGAGACCTTAGCCTTTCCTCCAGTGCATCTGTGCCGCTAACGCTCTTTTGTAGCCTTATTGCTGTTTGAAGCCCGCCTATCTTGTCTATCTGCTTCCTTTCATAATCAGAAAAGTACGGCTCTCCGCTTGATATAAAATTGTCATAGTCAAGATATGAATTTTCTTCTATTTCTTTTGCCACTGACTTCACCTTACTTGCAAGCTTTTTAGCAAAATCATCTGCATTACTTATCCTGTCGCTGCTTGACTCAAGTGCTAATTGTCTCTTATAGATTTCTGTCAGCTTAATGAATTTTTGAAACCCTGTCATGTATTGTGTATGGATATGATTCATGTTTTTTTTGAGGAAGTTTTTATAGTCAACGATGTCACCTATTGACTTTAGCTCTGTTGTTATATCGTCTATTACTAGCCTATTATCTATCTTGATATTTAATACGCTTCCAATGTACTCTATGATTTCTTTCATGTTATCACCTCAACATCTATTGTTCCTGATGTTTCGTCTGGGAACATTTCATCTAGGAGTTGATCTTGTTTTGTGTACGTTTTATTTGTTTTAGGAGCAAATAACCCTTGATACCCATTTTCTATAGAGTGGTCTACTGACAATGCAAAAGAATGACTATCTAAATCATGCTTTTTAAGAAGTCTTTTGATTGATGATTCTTTTAGTGGCTTCTTAATTTCTTTACGATAGTCTATCCACTCTTTTAGTGGTTCTGGGTATTGCTCTTCTTTTATATCTACACTTAAATTATCCATCTTTATAGTAGGGGGTGAACTTTGTTCGTGTCTAGGGGTGAACTTTGTTCGTGCTAGGGGTGAACTTTGTTCGTGGCTAGAATCTTTAATTTCTTGGGAATTTAGCCACTTTTCTGTTACTGTAAGAGCTGCATTTTCGTGTCTTTTTAGTAGTCCTTTTTCTATTAATCTATCTATCATCTTCTGTAGACCTCGTACTGATATTTTAAGTGCTTCTGCTAGTGTTTTTCTCTTTGCATAGCAGTATCCTTTTCTTACGGATAGAAACTGAATCTGCTCACAAAGTATCCATTCTGGGTAGGAAATATCATACGATGTGCATAGCTCTAGGTTTAGCGTGATATGCTTCTTAATTCTTATTTTTGCCACTATCATACTCCTTTAGCAAATCTTCTTCCACTTTTAACATAGCCGTTAATTGCTCTTTTTCATTCATGTTAGACCATAGATCACCGCATTTAAGTTGTGCTTGATGTTTTAGCATCGCATGAATAGCGTCACTTTCCATATCGTCTTTCGGAGCATTTAAATTTAAGATTGGTAGTGTCGTCCAAACACCTACTCAAACCTAACAAAGTTAGTAACCTTATATGTCGCCCCTACCAAGAGGTAAGGACTCGATGTCTGGACGACATATAAAACTACTTTTTATTAATCTGTGCTTAAGAGTTCTTGTGATTCGTGTATGTTACCGATAATTTCGAGCACGCAGTCTGTCTGTATAAATGTATCATATTTATTCAATCTTATTGTTGGTAATAGCAATATTCTGGATTTGTTCATTCTGTTTCCTTTTCAAAAAACTTACAAAAAAAGTCTGCATCAACGCCAATTTCTGGCAGGAGTTGATTGTCGCACAGCCCGCTTGATTCATTAATTTCAATATAGTGTTTGCATTGTTGACACGTTCCTATTGAGTCGTATATTACGTCGATAATACCGTCAACATAGTCCATTGAGTACCCGCTCTTAATCCCCCATGTTTCATGATGTATTTTGCGTATTTCTTCTATGCTTATCATCTAGTGCCTCTTTTCTGTTCGCATCCTTTTGTTATTGTTTTTAGCATTGTTTATCCTTTGCCACTTTGATAGATTCTTCAGTCATGCGATATATGCCGTGCTTAGCTCCTCTTTCTGCTTGGATATTTTCTATCTCATAGCCTTTTGCTTTCAGCTTTGCAACGCTATCTGCAAGTCGCCAAGCATCAAACTCTGCCACAGCGATACGAGGCGTTATCTCTTTGCCGCTCATCATGTATTCGAGTATCTGATCCTGCTTTGTCATTTCTTTTTCCTCATGTATCCTCTGCCAGTCCTTTTAAAATCTACTCCTTTGCATAGGTCATCCCAAGAGCACTCAAGTATCTCAGTTAGCTTCATTATGTCGTAAAAGACAAACCCTCCTGCACCTGATTTTTTCGATCTTGCGAATTTAACTGACAGTGTGCCTCTTGGGTATCCTATCTCTTCTTCTATAGCCTTGACAGACCACCGTTTCTCTTTCATCTTTTCTTTTATATTTTTTACTAGATTCTCCATCAATTTCCTTTATTACGATATGTAAAATAATATCATATATATACTTAATTCAATATTAAATAAATATATTATCTATTATCTGTTTATTAATAATAGTTTAAGATTTTATATGTTATCATTTGTAATCAAAACAAAGGAAATGAATGACAAAACTACAAGCAATTGCAAAAGAGAATGGCATTGATGACATATCTGACGCATACGGGAAAACACTGCTTCTCCAAGCTATCCTAAAAAGCATGGATGAGGCAGAGGCAAATCAGTTCATGGATGATACGCTTATGATGCTTGATGATGAGATAAATTCGTATCAAATAGACTGGTATGATGATAGCCCACTTTGTGCATTCGATTCGTTGATATATGGGGCAATAGCTTAATTGGTAGAGCGTCCCGCTCATAACGGGATGGAGGAGCGGTTCAAATCCGCCTTGCCACACCAATAGTAAAAAGGATAAAAAATGAAAAAAATGAAAACGTACATTGCAGAAATGCAGGCAAAAGGCATTAATGCAGAGTCATTGACTGTTGCTATGTATGCTGAATACTTAAGGGCGAATAAATGATAAACCTACTAAAAGCAAAATCAGAGTTCAGGAAAAAAGGAGTTGTGCTTGTTGCTGATAAGCAAAAAGGCGGGGCAGGTGGTAACTGGAAATTTGCAAGTGAGGATAATCTAATAAAAACAATCCAAAAGCCGCTTACTGAGTGCGGGCTTGAACTTGTATCAACTATCCAGCATTCAGAGTCTCTAGGAACAGAAACAGTAGTTGTAACACTCTATCATGTAGAGTCAGGAGAGAGTATTTCTTCTGTGGCTTCGCTTATGCCAATAGCACCTAGAGAGGATAGAAACGGAAATATGATGTATCTTGACGCAGAGATAGAGAGAGGAAAACAATTCGGCTATATCAGTAGAATCCTGTCTATCAGGATACTTGGGCTTAGTGATATAGACCCAGAGGACACCCGTAATGTACCAGAGGACTTGACAAAAGAGCCTATCGACACAATCGCTGAAATGGAGACAGTAAAAGAGTCTGTTGACCTGCTAGACAAAAACAGCGTATCCGAAGCTAAAAAGAAAATCGGAGCACTGTTTAGCCAAGAGGTAGATGTAGACAAAAAAGAAAAACTTAAAGAATACGGACTTGAATTAAAAGGGATATTAGATGAACCTAATAAAGGCAACTAAACAGACTGGAGGAAAGCGTCTCTACAGAAAGTACATTATCGATAATATGGGCGACTATGTTTTTGACAAAGATCACACTCTTGATGGAAACATCATAGAGTTTGAAAGTACACTTGAAGCAGACTTTTTGGAGAGTATTGAAAAATACAGAGAAGAGCAAAAAGAAAAGCTTGTAAAAGAGCTACGAAAAGAGCAGATTCCAGAGGTTTTAGACGCTACTCATGACCAAGGTACTGACGAATGGCTAAAAGCTAGAATAGGCATGATTACTGCATCCAGTACGCCATTCACGATCAAAGGAACAAAGATACCGACCTATGACGCGTATGTCGATAAGAAAGTGGCAGAGAAGTTCCTACTTGAGCATGGTATTATAAAAGAAAGTGGCGTTAAAAATGATGCCACTAACCTAGGGCATGAGCTTGAGCCAAGAGCTATTGAGTTATACGAGAAAAAGACAGGCAATAAAGTAGTGTCAAAGGGGCTTGTAGTCGGGAAGGATATCATGCTAGGTGCATCAACAGACGGGATCACGACTGACTCAGATTTTAACAAGATAAATATAGAGATCAAATCTGTATTTTTGAGTACATATCTGGCAGAGCTGACACGGGGAGAGCTTGTAAAGCGATACTACGCTCAAATGCAGGTACAAATGTATATACTTGACATTGATATGACACACTTTCTGGTGCAGTCGCAGGATACTGATAAAGTGGATCTTATTATCAGGGAAGTGTCGAGAGACGAAGAGTTTATTTATAATATGATCGAGACAGTGAAGTGCTTTGAAGCAGACTTCAAAGAGCGTTACGACAAACTTAAAGAGCATGAGGTTTAAGATGGCAATAGTTAAAGAGATTCAAGTTGAGAGGAATGGAGTGTTTTTAGCGAAAATAATATTTGACGGTAATGGTTGGATGACTGAACTTATTGGGAAGTACTTTGGCAGTGAAGATATGAGAGAAATAGCAAGAGCACTTGATAGCATTGACAGACTACTAAAAAATGATATATCCATTCATTTACATGAATTGAGGCGATAACATGAAAACAATTAAGCAACTATGCCCATTAACTATAGACGATTGCTATGACTTCATCGATCTTATAATAGAACACACAATGCGTGTCGATACTCCAGAATATGCAAACTTTTCAGATTCGCAAAGAGAATTAATCAAAAAGCAGGACGGCAAAACAATAAAAAGAATAAAAAAATTGATTGAGATGATGGGCGAAAAATGAAAATAATCAGTACAAGTGGGAAATGGTATCTCATGGACGATAGCAATGCGGACGTTGTGCTTACGCCTCTTGACGAAAACAAAGTGTATAGTATTATAAAGACAACGCAAACAACAAGATCATATACTGCTAACAGGGCACTGCATAAGTATTTTGCTATTGTGGCAGAACTACTAAATGATGCAGGGTACTCTGTGCAGTATGTTTTGAATAGGAAACGAGACTCAAAGATAGAGAAAGTAATGGACTGGCTCTACAATAAGACAGGAAGCGAATTGGTGATAAAAGTAAAAGAAAAGATACTAAGCCATACTGATACGCAAATATCTTGGACTGGTGAGAATGTCAAAAATCTGCTTTGGAGACCGTTCCAGAAGGCACTGACTAGCAAAGAGTCAACGACAAAGATCAGCTCTAAGGATATCGACTTGATACACAGAGAGCTTGACAAGTATTTGTCAACTACTTATGGAATAGAGTCAGTGCCGTTTCCTAGCATTGAGAATATGCTATTTGAGCAAATGATAAAAAATGAAAACATATAAGCACAAGTGCTCTGTAGATAGATGGATCACCTCCTTTCTATTTGATTGACTTCATAACAGCACGGCTCACCTCTGCCCAATCTGCTCCTTTCGGGTATGGGGCAAAACTTCCATCTTTTTTTATCGTAATATCAACTTTTGATATCTTTATCGCTCGCTTCATTGTGTCTATATATGCTTTGTTTCCTGTTGCGTTTAATCGCTTTAGAGACCTTTTTCCAAAGTAAAATCTTACATCATCTTTATTGTCTAGTGAGTGGATAGCATCTACAACTGCTTTTATTGCATTGTCGTATCCTTTTGTACCTTTTGCGTATAGATGCTGATGTGATGCAAAATACAGCTCCAACAACACGTTTGTACTATTTCCGTACCTCAAAAATGCTGACCCGTTACCTCTGTGTCTGTCTAGCAATCCTCTGTCACGATTGTGCATATATTTATCTAAAAACGAGTCAAACACTAAGGCGGTAGCTTTGCTTTTATTTGATGCACTGTCGTATAGCACTGTGTGTCCTTGTGCCTTTGGGTTGCTTGATGCGTCAAAGTGAAATGAGATTGCATAGTCTGCTCCCCAATCGTCAATCTTTTTATGAAGCTTTCTGATTCTGTCTGTATAGCTTGTTCCATAGTCCCCCCTCGTGAACATTTTAGACTCTACTTTCAGCATATTCATTACGTCAGGTATGAAGATGTTTTTGTAATATTTATACTCAGATAAGTTATCAGAGCCTACTGCCCCTTGCGATTTCTTTCTGTGCCCAACAACTAATGCAAACTTCATATCTCTACCTTTATAATCCTGTTTCCGTCGCTGTCCGTACTGTGTCCTACTAACCTTATTCTTCTACCATCGTACACTGTTTTTGTCCTGTCTTTGTCGTACTCAGACACGATATGGTCTCTTGCTTCTCCATAAACGTACTTACCGTATTGATTCACTACTGTTGTCATTCATAAGCTCCATTTGTTCTACGTTTGCCTTATTTGCCGATATCAGCACTCGTCTGTCCTGCCCGCACTGTGTGAGTGCCTCTGACAAACACTTCGCTGCCTTGTAGTCAAGTATGACATTTCCGTTTTTTCTCTCATATTTTAGCCTGCCACACTTTTTAATGTCATGTAGTTTTGGTTTGACTGGGTGCATCTTTGGTGTAATGCTAGAACAGCCAGTCAAAATCAAAAGTATTGCCAGAGCTGTTTTCATCTCTTCTCCTGTCGTACTCATCGATCATAGCGTCTATCTCACCATCTGCATGAGAGCCTATAGACTCAAGCTGCATCTCCATTTTTAGCGAGTCTATTTTGCTCTCTAGCCCCGCTATGCGATTGTTTTGGATTGATACTCTTGTGTAGAGTATTGCGATTATTCCTATCATTATCGAGACTACAATGACTTTAAATTGCGTCATCTTCTATCTCCATCATCTGCCCAATCATAGGATCAGGAGTCGGATCATCTACCTCAATCGTGTAGAATTTTTTACCCTTTTTCCGCTTGTGTACTTTTTTTATCGTCAGTTCTTCTCCGCCCACTACCACTGTATCGCCCTCTTTGTGCTTTTTCGGTGTCATTATCGTCATTTTTTCTCCTTATAATACTAAATCCCAGTTTTTGTCTGTAAATATCTCTATAACCTGATCATGATCATATGTAACTCCATCTACAGTTATTGTACTGTCATTGTCGTCCATGATTATTAATTCACGTCTAGCCCTAGATGCACTAAGTATGATTTGTCTCGTATCATCTTCTCCAGACCTATCTACAATTCCATTTAAGCCAAAACGGATTATCTCTGCCAATGGCAGGCATCTGGTTATCGTGAAATCCAGCGAGATTTCGCAGTTTATTATGTTTAAATTCTGTAGTGCTTGAGCACCGTAAAAAGATCTATATCCATATCCTTCAGTTGTACACCCGCTCATGTCTATCAGCGGCATTATCTTGGCAAATTTATTGTAATACAGGAAATATCTAAAATCATAACATCTACTCCAATCTAAGCTTGGCAACACCTCAATGTAGCTCAATCCAAACATGTAATTTGCTGTAAAGTCGTTTTGTATTTGACCGACATATTTCGCAGATTCAATTTGGCAATATTTGTTTAAATTGCTAAGATTTGTCACACTATCTAATGTTATCTCAACATCAAGCGGGAATATACAGTACGACAACATTGAGCTATAGGATGATCTGTTAGATATGTCAAAATCATAATATTTCAATCTTGACGGAAATACAAGGTAATTTGTTAGATGTGCTCCTTTTAAGTACAGAAGCTCAATATGATAATTGAAGATATGGCTCCAGTGTTCCATTTTTGGTACATTTGCCATTACCTCCAAAATACCTTCCCAGTTCATATCAGAGTTATGCCTTTCAACTCTGAAATATGTAAAATCTTCTCCTGCATTTGCAGTAATCGTTATGACTACATATCTAAACCATCCATCAATTTCTGGCTGTGGCATATCTGCATATACAGGCTCATAATTTTTATAGTAAGATATGCCTGTTGTCGGTTCTGTAGCAATAGAGCCATCTCCCCAATCAACAGTACATTCTCCTTTTATATCGAAACGAACTCGATCATATGCAGATACTTTCGCAAGGATTACCATTTTTTGTGTTCCATTCGCATACTCTTCTGGAGTTATGAGATCGTCAATCTTTGTCCATTCTGGATTTCTCTGTGCATTGTAGACAGCCAAACTCTTTATTGGGGCAGCTGCTGTTCCGTCTACTCCGAAATTTGTATGACCATTGCTTATCATAATGTCTCGCTTCTAGCTTGGATTTTCATATCGTGCTTTTCTGTTAGGAAATAGATATCTATAGGAGCACTGAATATAGCTCCGTCTCCAGTGCCACACTCTGCACCAAGGTTTGAGTCAGATATTGGTGCAGAGCTCCATTTTAGCCTTGTGTACCCAATATTTGTGAACGATGCACAATTTGTTATGTGAAGCACGTCTCCTCCGTCGTGTTTTACTGTCTCTTCCTTCTCTGTAAGTGTGTAGTCTGTCATATTAGTCCTTTCTGTTTTTTAGTTCACTGAAACAGCCCTCAAGCCGCCTAGTACATGACTCTAGTTTGTCTGTAGCCGTATCCAGCCTCCTAATACACTCGTTCTCTCTTGTTTCTAGCTCATGCATTCTTTCATGTGCATGGGCAATGGCTTCGGCATTGTCATTGTGCTTCTCTGTGAGCGTTGTTATCATCGTTTTTTGGCTCTTGTAGGTTATGAACCCCATTAGACCAAGCATTGAGACAACAGTCAATATAGCAAACAATACAAACCCATTCTCGCCAGTTTGCGACAGTCTCTCTGCCGCTTCAACTGTTCTAGTTATCACCTCAGTTTCCATCTATCCTCCAATATAATAAGATAAAGCTATAACAGCTGCCAGAGACAAAGTAGCGACAAAATCCCAAACATCTGCTGTGTGCGATAATGGGTGGAACTTGTCGTATATCTCCTTGCCAGCTGCTGCGATTGCTACAACTACGAATGATGCGAATATCATTCCTGATATGGCAAACATTATCGTGAATATCAATGCACCTGCGATAGTGTGTCCGCATTTGTCTGTTGGGATTGTTAGTAGTGGGTTTTTCATTATGCTGCCCCTGTCGCATCATCGGAGTATATGACAGACTCTACATGCACTAAACTGTAGTGAGAAGACATAGTCTGCCAGCTAAGCATGCCACCAGAGTATTGCGCACCCCCAGCTAGGTCTATGACGACTACTAGATTATCATCCGCTGAATAATATGGGTCTGCGAATCCACCATCTGCGAGATTTGTTATCTTTACAGCATACGGATCATCGTCGCCGTCATATGCATATAACCCAAGCTTACTGTATATGTTTTTACTTCCATAAATATACCCATCCACAGTAAAGCTTATCATCTTATTATCACCCTTCTTCACGCTCATGATTACATGAGCATAGTTCTTGTCGTCTGAATCGAATGAAATTGGGGCGAATTGCTTCGTGAAGTGTATGCCGTTGATAAAAAATATATCGTCACCTGAAAACTGCCCAAGCGTCAGTGCCTCGTCATTGTTGTCGGCATTAGCTACTTTGAATTTCTGTGTGCTGTCGCCACCGATTTGTGCAAACCACCCGGCTAGTGCGTTCTTCATCGAAGTTATCACGCTGTCGTTGTTTTCTATTGTTTCTGACAATAAACATCCCATTTTTACTCCTTACATATCAAATCTGACGCAACACCAGATACAGCATCTGCTGTAATCGTGCATCCACCTTCTGTCATCTGATCGCCATCATCACACAATACGCTACACTCTGCCGATGGTTCTGTCACTGTTTTTGCATATCCATAGATATACACCTCTAATATTGCTTCTCTCAACCTGCTTTTAGCCGAGAATTTTACTCGGTTGTCGACAAGTCTCACTACCCACCATTTCGTTTCGCCCGCATGATCTCCGAATATAGCCCACAATCCTGTACCGTTGGCTATCGTCTCTTTGTGCCATCTAAAGAACTCTCTTACTGCCAAATCGTCCTTGAGCGTTAGGGTTACTTTGTATTTTGGACGTTCATCTGCTATCGACCTTCCTGCGAATCCTTCAAATACAACTCCTGTGTCGTCGCTGTATCCCTCTTGATGTATTAGTGCGAATGGTGATTCACACATCTTCCAGAGTAATGTAGGTACGCTATCAGGGCAACAACTCATACCACTTCCTGTACAGATACTTTATACTCAGCCGCCCCAGTAGGAACACCATTTTTAATTACAAGAGCAGTTGATGATACTGTCATTATGCCTCTCTTTACCGCTTCTTGTATGGAATAGCAGTTTGTCTCTAATGCGATATCTGTAGCATCTACTATTACTATCTTCTCCTCCATAGACTTGTGCCGCCTATGCGACTGAGACAGCAGCTTCGCATCACCCCTGACAGTATAAGCCAGTTTTGTAACGACCGCTTTTCTACCAAGCTCTATGTTCCCCCACGGGTCAGGTGTATGGTCATTGAAATTGATAGTAGAAATAGACAGGTCATACCCTGTAACACCATCATCTACGGTAATACATCCTGAAATATTTCCAACTCTTACTGTTCCATTATTTGTTATTGTTATATTTATAACGTAATCTGTGCTTATCATTCTCCCAAGCGGGATGAGCACCGTAGTACCGCCTTGTGGCAATAAATGGTCTGCGTCAAGCCAACAATCTACACCTACTTCACCGCTGTCTATTACATCTCCGTCGTCTAATATCTCCCAATATATTGAAGATGCTGTCACGTTGGACACGGCTATTGCGTTTATTTTGTGGGTAGGAGATGCAGAAATTAGTATCTCGTTATCGTGCTCTGATTGAGTAATATTTAAAGTATCTGTCAGTGATGATGGTGCAGACGCTCTTCTATTTTCCCATATTCCAGATACATGGTTTTCATCATCATACAGAGTGCCGTCAGCGGACAGTGCTGCAAGTGCATCTACATCTTTTGTTATGACCCCGCCGATTGTTGCTATGTACCGGGGTTCTCCCGATGATGCATTTTGTAGCTGGAAAAACATATCTTGATGAGTAAGTGCAAAGTCATTCTCTGTATATACAACCTCGCTGTCGCTTGGATCCCAATGGAAGTCTCCATCGTACCATAGCTTCCCGCTATGCAAAAAATTGTCATTATAATAAATGTTGCCGCTAGCCGGCTCAGAATCTGGAAGGAGCCCGCCAAACATAACACCATTTTTTGGGGTTATATACTTTGTAATAGAACCTCCAGAGACAGGGTATCCTACTGGCAAAACGCCTCTCATTGCTACACCAGTGTATGTTAATTTGTCTGCCGTGTTACAGTAAAATTTTGGGGATTCGTGTGAGTCGTTTACTGTTTTGTTGTAAAGTGAAGTATCTGGGTTATTATAGAACGTCTCCTGTGCCTCCCATACGTACCCAGATACACCGATATCTTCTATCAGTGTTCCTTTTTCTACGACACCATCATTTGGAAATGTTGGGTACCTGTTTGGAACATTAGTAGATATTAGTTCAAGCTCATATTCCTGCCCTGTTGTAGCCATTTTTTCTCCTCCGCATCCCATCAATAGAAATGCTGTTAATAATAATCTAATCATGCAGCACCTCCGTATGTGCTAATGTCTATTTGTGCGTTTTTCACTTCGATCACCTCTTTCCTAAGAGCTTGCAGCTCCTCCAATAGATCACGCATAGAGGCATCTTCTACCTCTGCCTCTTTTGCCTTTATGAGTGCGTCGAAATATGGCTTATACTCGTCCTTTGTTGCAGTTGTTTTAAGTGCCTGCTCTGCCATTGCCCTTGCTGCATCAATAGTAGTCTCTGGATCATTATACTCTCTTATCAGGTCAAAATATCCAGTTGCATAATCAGCCTTTTGTTGCCTTGTCAGGTAACTGAGACTCCCTAGCCATTCATCAGCTATTGATCTAATAGAGTCTAGTGATTTGCGTTTCGTCTCGTCTAGTACATCAGATAGACCATCTAGCTGCTGTGTGAACGTAGCAAATCCATCTGACAAAGTAAGCAGCTGCCCAAGAGCCTCACTTGATGCTTGTGTGGACGTATCCCACCCCTCTATCAGATTGCGATACCACTCTTTGGCGGCTTCTGCATCTTGGAAGTCTGGCATATCCACGCCGATATTGCCCATTGTCAAGGAGAGAGATTTGAATGACATGTCAAGCTTTTCTTGGTCGGTATAGAAATTTTCCACAAATGTGGAAAAGCTGTCATTGAATGAGTCTAGCCCGCCTGCTCCTGATACTATATCTATGGCAGCGTATTGGTCTATCAGATTCTTCCCGATCAGACTAAAGCTATAAGTTGCCTGCTCAAATTCAACAGCGATTCTTGTAAGCGTCTCAAGATAATCCTCTGTTGATATAGAATACCGCTCCATCAAAGAATCAAATACATCTACATCATCAATTATACCGCTAAACGCTTCACTATATGCTGCCTGTAGCCTGCTATTAACTTCGTCCTGAGACAGCTCTGTCATATCTATTTTGCCGAGATCAAATTCTGCATTTTGCAGTAGCTCTGTCAGCTTGTCAGCATCAAATCCGAGTGCTATCCCAGCTTCGAGTATTGAGTAGAATCCATCTGCGAAATTGTCTGATAGATTCTTTTTCACATCATCTGGTAGGTTTGTGAATGTTTCGCGTATTGAAGAGGATTTAAACAGACCCCAGAACGAAGATTTTTGAACAAGCTCTGTAGTGTATGCTTTGGCTTTTATTGTTGTGTAATCCATTGCATCGCCAAGCGTCATCAGATCCATTGCCAGACCAGTGCCGATAAGTGAAACAGACTTAGAGCTGAACCCCAAAAACCCAGTCGTTTGCGTATCTACATGGTTCACGCCTGTTAGGTCTATCCCTGCTGTGGACGCTTTGCCGACAAGTGCTCTGGTAAACGCTGCCGTGTTTCTGTCTATAGATTTTAGGTACTTGCTCATCTTGTTTGTCGCGGTCAATTGCGGGTACATTACAGACTCAAATAACGCCCCTAGATTTGCAAGTGACTTGTCATTCCAATCGTCTCTTCCTTTAGCCGCGTCTATCTCTGCCTGAGATACTGTGCTATTGAATAGAGAGTTAAGCATAGCAGAGCCTATCTGTATAGCAATAGCAGCGACAAAGCTACCGCCACTCCCAAGACTGCTCATCATTGATGATAGTACAGAGCTCATCTTTTTAGATATGTCGTCTATGAAGGGCTTTGCTAGTGTCTTAGATATTGATGAAAAAAAGTCCTTAAATAGATTAGACCAATCGCCTGATAGCATCTTGTCTATGAGAGAAGTAAATGCACCAGTGAACTTCTCTGCCTCTTTTTTGGCTTCTTTTGCTGCTTTCTTCGCATCTGCGGAGGCTTTTTTGGAACCGCCTCCTCCTTTTGCAATCTCTTTGTTTATTTTCTGCTGCTCTTGTAGCTCTCTCTGTTTCAGCATATTCAAATCAGTCTGGTACTGAATTGAGTTTTTGTACTGTGCATCTATAGAGGCTTTGTCTATTAGTGCTTGGCGTTCAACCTCTATTGTTCTTAGTGCTGCATCGTGCTGTGCTTGCTTGTCACCTGCGATTTGTCTCTCTAGTGCTTCGTTTTGGATTTGGACTATTTGGTAATCTGTTGCTGCCTTTATACCATCAAGTGACACCTGCTGTTGCAGTTTCATTATCTCAAGCTTTGCAGATTCTGTTTTCGCAATAGCGTCTGCATAGTGCAGTCTTTGCTTATCACCTGCTACACCGCCCATATCTAAAGCAGACAAATTCATGTTAGACAGCGGCTCATTCGCAGAGTTCATCTTTGCTGCCAGACCTTCATAGGTTGCCTGTGCCTGATTCATTACGCCTTTAAGTACCGCCTGCCCTCGTAATGCTCCATTGAGTGCCGCTACTGCATTCATGAGATTTTGTGCCAGCCTTGCGGCTTCGTTTGCAGCTGATGAGATTGATATTTTTGCATTGTTTGCACCGCCAGATATCCCGCTTGCGTATATTGACGACTGATTCAGCTCTGTTGACATCTCTTTTGCAGACCATGTAGCACCCTGAATTGATAAGTCTGTCTCTTCCCATAGTGCTTTTTGCTCTTTTAGCTTGTCTACTATTTTTTGTTGAGCATCTAGCTCTGCCTGTGCTGAAGTTAGTGCTGCCGTATTCTCTTTGAACTCTCTAGCTACCCTCTCTTCACCATAAATCATGATTGCTTTTTTTCTTCTTATCTCATCTTGTTTGATGATTTTGTCTTTTAGGTGTTTTAGATGATTTAATTTATCAATCTCTCTGTTTAGCCCTAGTTCTATATCTCTTAGTGCAACAGCTCTTTGTGCTGCTGTCATTGCCTTTATTTCTTCGGTTGTTTTGTTTATTGCAGTGTTGAATCTCTCTTGAGCATCACGGTTCCTATTGGCGATATACTCCCACCCCTCAAACACTGCCGTAAGTGCAAGTAGTGGTAGATTTGCTCTGCCGACTGCAATCAATGCCGCTCCAAGCTCTTTGACTTTAAAGCTCATAACTTGCATCATGCTACCAGTGAACTCTGCTGCTCTTCCAGTTGTGTATAGTTGTCTCTGCAATGCCAAAGATGATGCCGCGAATGACATATTGCCTCTCTGCATAGACAGTGTGCCAACTTTGTACACTGCAAAAGCTTTTACAGCAGTCCATATAGATGTAGAAATGCCTGATATCCATCCTGCAATGGACTCTTCGCTCCCACTCAAAAGTGACGTGAATGACACTATATCTTTCTTTATATTAGTAAATATCGGCTTCTGCACTATTGACCAAAGGTTTTGCCACACTGTTACAAAATTAGATACTGCTGTATCCCATGTCATCGTGATGCCTGCCATCTTTGAGTCAACCTGCTCAAGTGACTTCAATACGTTTTGTACAAGCGTTCCACTCTTTTGCCACTCTTTTATTGTTGCGTTTGTTATGCCTACGCTTCCTAGTGCCATCTGCATCTGTGACTGCTTCATTTGACCACTAAATGCAGTATCTATTGTTTTTATGAATTGATCCATAGAAAGACCTCTAGCCTTGCCTAATATGGTCATCTTTTTTGTTATTTCTGCAATATCTTCAAGTGTCGCTTTATATTTTATAAGTTGTGGGAATATAGCTTTGTATGTTTTTATTGTGTCGGACAGGTTGTATGGTGTCTCTGGGTTGATTTTCCTTGCCAAATCAACCATTTTTATTGATTCTGCCTGTGCGATATTATATTTTTCCTGCAATGTCAGCTTTCTTCCCATTGCGTCAGTATCTTTAAGATTTTGAACAGCGAGTATCTTCATACCTGCCACCTCGTTCTCCAAAAGCTTATTGTACTCATGTCCTACGCCAAGAGTTGCAGTGTATAGTTTGTATAGACCATACCCTGCAACAAATAGAGACTCTACTTGTCTAATATGGCGTACCATTTGATTCGTTAGGTTTTTTGTTTGTGTTGTTGCTCTTGCAGTAGCGGATGCATATCTGTTCATTTGTGGTATTGCCGCTGCTGCCATTCTCGTCTGAACATCATTTGCCGTGCGTATTTCTGTCTTTAGTTCCCTAAATTCAGACCGCATTCGCTTGACTTCACGGGTATTTGCATAGACTTTTAGCTCAATAGACTGTATCTTACTTGTCCTTGACATCTATGCTCCCTTCTATCATATTTATTGCCCTCATTAGTGGCAAAAACCCTATACCATATTCTATCGAAAATTCTTTAATTACTACACTGTCACACCCACCCATTGGGTGACGTGAAAGCGAATATGCGTCTAACAACAGATTCGCTGTGTCTGTTCCTATTGTAGCCTCTATAAAATCTCTGTCATCTACTGGGTCAAGCCTGCCGTCAGAGCGGACGACAGAGATATACTCCGCTACTCCTGCTGTAACTTTCCCAGCTCTACCTGATACTCGTTCATCGCCCACATAACTCCTGTCTCTGCACCAGCGTTTTCCTCGATTGCATCTGCTGCCTCTGCTGGAGATATTAATTTATGCAGAAATATTGAAAACTTTTTCTCTGCATCTTCTCTGCATTTATTATCTGTCGAAATCAGTTCTCTCCTTCGACCAATAAGCTTTCTGTGCTCAACTCTTTCATCGTGCGTTAGCTCTCCTTCGTATGTTGAAATAAGCTCATTTATTTCAAGTAGCTCTTTTTGCACCTTGTCGCACTTTTTGTCAGACTTAGAATCAAGCTTTTCAGCGTCTTTTCTTTTAAGTGGGGTGATGGTAAATTCCATCTCCTCACCGTAGATATTGCGAGTCATAGTGATTGGTATTCCAATTCCTTTACTCATCTGTTAGCCCTTTACCGTTGCTAGATAGTTGTCATTCCCTGAAGTTTCTCTCAGTTGGAACTTCCTTGTAGCAGCTCTGTATCCGTTGTCGTCACTTCTGTCATCAGGTTCGACTGCTACACATTTTGAAGCAGTGAATGACCCTGCATCTGATCCGTCTTTCTTGTAGAGCGGTATGGTTACTGCAAACTCAGTACCGTTCTTTAGAGCTTGGAATGATGCCTCATTTTCCTCTGTCTCTCTAAAAGACAGTGACAGTGACGGGTCAAGATATTCCATTGTTGGCAAAACACCGCACGCTGTGTCTACATCATTAGATGATACGCCGTTGTCGAATGATGCCTCTGTCAGATACAGTGTTGTGCCTCCCATATCTACGCCACACTTTCTAGCCATCCAGACGATATCTGTGTCAGGGGATAGAATGTTCTTTGGGATAGCATTGTCTGCATCGGCAGCAGCAAGCTCTGTCGGATCTTCTTCTAGCACACCACTCATCTCACACTTGATATATACCATTTTGCCTGACGTGAATGAAGCTGTCACATTTCCATAAGCGTCTCGTACTTTAGTTGTCCTACGTTTCTCTGTGAACTCAGCAGACACTGGAAGAACACCGTCTAAAATAGGTTCAAATGTAGGATTTCCGCTACCATCATCACCTACAGATACGCCACACGCAGCGATAAGGTCTTTTAGACCTCCCATTTTTGAACCTACTGGCAATGCCGCTTCTATCGCAAATGTTACCTTTGACCCATCTACTTGCTCAAGGAAAGATATCCTTGTTCCTGTAGTACACGTTACTGTGTCTCCATTCACTTCTATCTTTGGTTCATCAAGTTTGCCTCTCTCAACACATAGAATCTGATCAGGGTCAACGTATGTACCTTGCTCAGTCTGTGCCTTTACTTCGATTCCGATATCCGAACGGACAAAAATCTTACCCTTTGCCATCTTTTGGCTCCTTCTTTACAATTTTGTACCCTGCTTTTTTGAATGCAGGTACCGACTGTTTTCGCACCGTGATACGAACATTGCCTTTAACTAGCTCTACCATGAGCACTCCTTTGATGTTACAAATTTTAACATAAATAGCGGTGTTGTCATATCACCAGATTGAACGATAGACCCGCCTAAAAACCTGACAAAGCTTTCTGCATTATCGTTAAATGTAATCATAAGATTATCTATCATTTCACTTGTGACTCTTTTTGTGTCTACTGCAACACCGATAACACCGTCACCAATGTCATCAATCTCTACAAGCAGTGGGTTTGACTGAATACCTATTCCTGAAAGATAGGACACAATATAGTCCATTGATGCCTTATACGCGTCCATGCTCTACCGCCATTAAAATCTCTTCTTCATTGTTTCCGTGATATTGCCACGATATCACCTTCCTCTGCCTTCCGTTGCTGTCAGTTGGTGTTCTGCACACGATGTCACCATCTTGAAGTTGGATAGATGACGCAATGACCTTGAATGATTCCAGTGCGTCATCATCGTACCTAAACCCTTCATCTCTCATAACTTTGACAGAGCTCCCGCAGAAATCCCAGTCAAAGCCAAACTGATCGTATGAAGATTTAAGTATCTCTTCCATTACTTCTTTCCTGCTTTCGCTGTCTCTTTTTCAGGTGCTTTCGCTGCACCTGATTCGATAAGCTTCTTACCGATTTTTGCATCTACAACTACATCACCAAATAAGAACTTATCATTGACCTTTACTGCTTTAAGTAGCGTAATCTTCATGATTACGCCTTGACTTTGATAGTAGCCACTGAACTGGTGTCGCCAATGATTGGCAGTGCAGTTGTAGACCCAGCGATATATCTAGCTGTTTCGATGCTATACCCTGCGAACATCATGCCGTCTGCTGATCTTGTTACTCTTAGACCACTTGCTGATGTAGGGAATGTCTCTTCGTTTTTACCTACGACTCTTGAGTTACCGTCAGACTTTCCTACGATTGCGATTTTGTCCGCTGGTACTAGCTTGCCAGTTCCTGGAATTACACCGCTGTACTTGAAGATCTGAACGCCTGCAAATGTGCCTGCCTTTGTGCCTACAAATTCCATCATTGCATCAGGTGAAAGTGTCCCATACTCTGCGTTTTTGCTGTCGTACTTTTTGCTTTCTAGCAATGACTCAATAAACTCCTCTACCAGTTCAGGTCGCCCTACGATTGCATAAGGCACGCCACCATTGTCAATCATAGCATCGATTCCAGTCTGCACATCTTTTTCTGGAGTTGCGTTTGCCCCGCCCCAATAGTATGTGTCGTCAGCCGCACCTACATCGAACTGTAGCTCTGCAAGTAGCCCATAGTTGATAGTGATTGCAGACCCACCGTCTGGAGTATATGTGAACTCTCCGTGTCCAAACACAAAACCGATAGCCATAGACTCTACCCATCTTCTGTTTGCCAGTGCCAGTTGGTCACGCTTTCTGCGTTCTGCCTCTATCAGTCTAATACCATCTTTGATATTTGATGGATATTCAGAATACTCTGGCTCAAGATAAATCTCTGCCGTGTTCACCTTAAACTTGTCAGAAGTTGTAGGCATTTTGATAGCCTGATTCGTTCCTGTTTCGTACGTCTGCAATACTGGAGTTGCACCATCTTGAACCACTGTTGCAACTTTTGCGTTCTGTGCGTACTTGAACAGCTCAACAAATGGAGTGTCTTGTCTCTTCATCTGCGGGAACGCCAGATTTGCCAAAAACCCCATGCCAAGCAGACGCTCCTGTGGTGTTGTTTTCCATACTGATTGAATATCTCTCATGTTTACTCCTCAACTTTAATAGAAAGAATTGTGCCATCTGCGGCATACTCTATCCCGTCATCTTTGCCAGCGTTCTTCTCTGGCGACTCTGTCTCGACTTCCTGCATCTTCTTGTTTTCACCAAGAGATTGCTCTTTCTGCTCTGCTTTTTTTGCTTGGCTCATATCCCAGAGTGCTGCTTTGATTTGATCTTCTGTAGTGTCTGGGTTTGAAGCTAATGCGATTAGCGACTCCTCTGCTCTCATAGTTGGGGGGATTGCGTTGATATTTGCCGCAATCTTCGCAGCGATATCAGCCGTGCTGACCTGCTCTTTTTTCTCGTCTTTTGGCATTGTTTCTCCTTTATATTCAAAAGTTGCCATAAGGTCATTGAAAGTTGTTATACCGTCAATAAACCCCTCCGCTTTTGCTCTTTCTGCAAAGATTGAGCCACCGTTGTCGAAAACCTCTGCTATCCTCTCATCTGTGAATCCAGTATGTAGATGAATAGCATCATAGAAGTGCTGCTCGTAAGTATCGATTTCTGCTTGCAATCTGTCTACGCATGATTTGTCAGCCATATCACATACTTTGTTGTCAGCTCTCCTTGAGGTCATAACGGCAATCGTTTCGTCTTTTGCCTCCCTAAAAGTTGCTACAACACCTATAGACCCTAACTGGGTCGCTTTTGTGGCGTACACTTCATCTGACGCTGTTCCATAATATAACGCTGCCGAGAATGCTCTATTCTCATAGAGAGTTATTGTCCTCTTCTCTATAGCTCGTATCGCTGCTGCCAAGTCATCTACACCATAAACATCACCTCCGTTACTGTCTATCCTGAATACAATAGTATCAACTGCTGTATTATTCTCTGCCAACGCAATCTTTTCCATGATTGTATTGTACCCGTACACAGAGCCACAAAGACCGTGCCGCGTCTTTTTTGACGTTGCTCCATCAATTGAGATAACGGCAGTTCCGCCAACAACCTCATACCCTACACTGTCGCTTACTTGCGTAACATCATACACTTTCATGCCGCTGTTAACAAACTCTGCCAAAGTATCTACGGTATGTTGGTCTGCCATAAACAGCATCCCGTCAAGCATTTTGCTTACATAATTACCCCTGCTCATCAATCTCCTTTGTGTTTATTTTTGACAATTCGGAGTTTCTTCTCTCTATATTGTCATCGTAATCAAGCCCATACATCTGCTTGGACTCAAAGTCCCCTGTCGTGAAGTACCCATCAACCCTCTTCTGTGCAGCATTTGCCGCCTTTAGTGGGTCTAATTCTTCATCAATATCACCTATCCAATCTGCCGAACTCCATGCCATTCGTGCGAACTCATCATCTAAAAACCCATCCAGTACCAGATAGTTATTCAAAACTGACCATAATAAGAAATTCTTATATGTTTCAGACAAAAACTGTATCTCTACGCCACTACGTGATACCCTGAATGACTTTCTACCCTCTATGACAGCACCCCTTGATGCAGAGTATGATGCCTTAAACTCTTTTGTGAACACTTCCTTTGGGATGTCAAGACCAATACATAGCTCTGTAATAAAAGCACTCATCGCTTCTGGGTAAGAGCTATTAGGGTGAGATGGGTCAATCGTGCTTACTTCATATCCAGCAGGTAGTTTAAACATGTTGCCTTTTTTTAACTTTATTGTATTGTCGTCTGGCATCTTAAGAGAGACACCACCTGCATCCTTTTTTACTATACCTACTGCAAATAACGCAGACAGCATAGCTGCATCAAGCTCTGCTTGGCTATAGTCTTTGATTTTCCTAAGTGTGTCAAACACTGCTGAAAGATATGGTATGCCGTCTATCTGCCCTGCTATCTTTTTGTCAAAATAGTGTACTACGTTTCTCTTTAGCCCGCTATACATCTTTATTTTAACTGATTTTGCATCTTCGTATAGTTCTTTTCGTTTTTTGTATATGTGGTACGCTACTGGTGCTCCGTCTTTGAACTCAATACCGTTAAGCCCCTTTTCTCTGTTTATTTGAGTTGAGCTTAGTATTTTTACCTGCAACCACCCATCATCCGTCTCTGGGTACAGTGCGATAGATGCACCTGTAACAAGAGATGTCTTATAAAGTAACATAGGCAGCTGTTTGAAATTCGTGTGACCTGTAGCGTCTGTTTTTGGAGATGAAGCCCACATATTGAACAGTCTCTCTATCTCCTGCTTTTTTTGATGAGCCTCTTCTTCCGAGAGACCAAGATAGTCTCTGTTTATTGTAGATCGTAGTTTAAACCCACGACCTATTGTGGAGTTTGCATTTGTAGATATCGCACCAGCGGCAAATGCATTAGTATGTGCCATCCATTGGCTTGTAGCCTGAATTGCTTCTATGTTTTCTAAATCTGCAATATCCGGTGGAGACAGATACTCGTACCCTTCGGAGGTATATACAGAATCGTTTACAACTTCCATTATTCTACCTCCACTTCACAAAACTCAATACACGGCAATAGAGAGTTTTCAAGCATAGCGATCTGGTCTTGAACGGTTTTAAGATCAGCGTCTCTTCTTCTCTTATCGCCATTCGCCCATTCTTCTCCTGCTTCAAGTATCTCGTCTCTTCTCGTGTAGAGTCTTAACAATTGTCTATTTGGGTCACGCTTTACGGATAAGGCTTCTTCAACTTCCTCGTCCGTCATTGTATCTATTGTAGCCATGCCTAATTATACCATTTTTTTATTAATAACCTGCATCAAGTTCTATAAACTCATCTTCACTGTCTGTGCTTCCGTCCATGTACCTTCCCATTGACACATCGGCACCGCTTGCTTGAAGCGTAACAAGCCCATACACAAACAAGTCTATACCCTCATTCCTTGCACCTGCGTAACGCTTCACCCACCTGCCTTTACCGTCTTTATACTCTGTTGTAAGTTGCTCGAAAAAGCTATCATCAAACTTCCTGCTTCTAGGGAAATGGATAGCATATCTTCCAGCAGGCGTTTTAAGACCAACAAATACAATATCCTTTACCCTGTTTACGCCTGCCCTTATATAAGGCATTCCATAGTACCGTGAGCCTTTATCTCTTACTGTCCTCCTCGATACTTCCTCTGCATCTATCTGTGATGCCCCTTTTAATGCGTATATCCTCTTGTGCAACCTTGGGTAACAGAATCCATATACATCGGATGTCCTGCCACCACCAGAGTCTATCCCCATCGCATAAATTGACATTGCACCGTCACTTGATGAGTATTTCTTGTTGTCAAATATATCCTCAAGTGTTATCCACGGCTCTTTTTGTGCGGGGTCTCCGTGTATGACACCTCTGTCTACAGCCCATGTTTCGTAATCCTCTCCATATCCATTTATAATCCATTCTAGTCTGTCATTTTGTGTATCTACTGACATAATTAGTACATTCGCACCGTCTGGTACTTCGTGCTCATAGTGCTCTTTTTTTGCTCTTAATGATTTCTTTGATACCTCTGATTTGTGCTTCTCTGTGTATGGCAGACCTATCATTGTGTTCACAACTGGCTGCATTAGACGCTCTGGGTCTTTTTTTGCGTCCTCTATAGCCTGTGCGATATGCCACCATGTGGACTGAGGAGACCGTGACATAAATCCAGTTATCATAAACGATACTGATATCGCATTTGGATTTTCTTTTATCCACTCCCCGCCTTTGTCAAGCTCGTGTTGAAGTTCCTGACCATACAATGCACCGCAGTTTGAGCATGACATCTTTACGCTGTTTTTAGGTATCGTACCATCAATTATGTCATATTTTAGCTGTTTGAGCTCCCACTTGTGCAGACCTCCACACTCAGGGCAGTGGTAGTACCTGTTTCTTTGATCGCCTGCTATATATTCACTCCAAGTCCTACACCCCTCGACTGTAGGAGTAGAGCCCTTTATGAACTTCATGTCATAGTAATCGGCACCCCTCCGCTTCATCAGCTTTATCTGGTCGCCCTCTTTGCCAGCTCCTATATCCCAACCACCTATTTCATCGGCTATTAGATATTTTGCAGACCTCCTCCTGAAGTTCTTCGGTGAATGTGCTCCGACAACCTCTATATAGTTTCCCTTAAAGAGCTTCTTTGTCGTTCTCTCTTTTTTCTTTTTGCCTATGATCGGTGTCGCTGTTATTGCGTCACTTATTAGTTTGTTTGCCTGAATAAGTTTTGTAAGATTGTCCTCAGCATATCCATACGCCTCATCGTCTGTTGGCTGTGCTATCAATATATTATTTGGGTCTTGTGCGATAGCCCACAATATCACACCGCCAATTATAACCTCTGTGTACCCAACCCTTGACGGCTTCATGAACATCACTTCCTCATGTTCATCATCAAGGCACACATCTAAGCACTCTTCCTGCCACGGGTACAGCGTTACTTTCCCTGTCTGAACATAGAGATGCTTATTTACAAACTCTGACCCTTTTATTTTTTCAGGCGGTCTTAATATCTCTGCCGCAGAGTTTAGCAGGTAGCTATTTGCCAAGCTCATCTGCTACCTTTGCAAGTGCTTCGTTTATCGTGTCTCTTATCATTACAAGCTTTTTTCTATCAAGCTCTGGTGCAACTGCTGATATTTTGCCGACTATCTGCACAATTTCATGTTTTAACGCAGATAAAATCCTGCCGTTTGTAGCTTCTACCTCTGCTCTCGACAATAACAGTTTTGATTTTTCGATAACATCAAGCTCATCCTTGTATGTCGCTGTCATAATCTTTTCTATTTCTGCCTCTACTTTAGCACTCGGTGCCATTGCGACACGCTCTTCTATCTTCTTCTTATATTCGCCCCATGCTCCAAGTGCAGTATCTGCTTCTTTTATCGTATCTCTTGGCTCTGGTATGTTTGTTTTTTCATCCCCTATACCAAACAGCTTTATTATGTCATCTGTGCTGTATTGGTTGCCAGTCCTTCCTCTCCCTTTCCTTACTGGGAGAATTCCTGCATTTTTAATCTTCATTGATACGTTTTTCTTAGTCCATACGCCAGACGATGGCATTTCTATGTCATACTCTGAGGAGTTTAGCAAATCGCAAAGTTTTGAAACCGTTATCATTTTGGTTTGTCTTATTTTATCCGCCATACGCTACTCCTAAACTGTCTTTTTAGGTAATGCTCGTACCGCTTTGGCATATTTGCCTTGTAATGGTCGTCATATATCTTGTCATAATTAACTTGATGCAGCATTGACACTAGTGTTATTACCCTGCTCTCATTTATCTTCTTTTTCTCTCCTGAGTGCCTAAAGAATATTCCTGTATGACCACTCTTCATCGTTGCGAAAAAAGCATGATCTAATGTTGTGACCCTGCCAGACCTTAGAATTTTAACCACTGGCTTTTTTTTGTCACGTTTTGACATCTTGTTGTATTTTCGTGTGAGTGACGCTTTTCTTTTTTCGCTTTTTGTTGCCTTTATCCTCTCTGGTATGCCATAATTGAACAGATAAGAGTCTATAGACTCTCCTCTTATGAGTATTTTTATACTGCCGTTTTTGGCTGTTTTTTTGAAAAACCTTATCCTGCCACTCTTTTTCCTAGTTCTGCCTGTTAGCTTTGATGAGAATGCCCATGTATATGGGTTCTCTTTTACAGAGCCTAAATTGAACTTCTTTTTTATTTGAGTAACGACTTTCGATGTGGCTCTTAGGAACACGTCATTCGCGGCATCATCAAATGCTTTCATGTGTGCCTCTTCGTTCAAATCCTCTATTATGTCAGCAATGGCGGGGAAGTCTACCGTGTATGTAATCATTGTTGTTCCTTGATATAACCTACGGTTATATTTTTAGTAAAGGGTTTTGAAGAGTGAAAAATCGATAACTTTCGGGAGCTTAGCCCCCGCACGGCGTTCAAGCCGTCGAAGAACCTAAATTGATAATCATTATCATTTACCATCTCTCATAGCCTCCATCATATCTATTAACCCTGCGTGTGTTATCCCGTAATGATTGATGATTGCCAAGTACATTAACATTTTATATCTTTCTTTGTTGTCTCTCTTTATCCTAGATATGTTTGATGCAGTGTACCCAATAGACCTATACAGATAGGATACTCTTTTATACCCTAGCCGCTTACTTATCTGCCTGAATGTAATCATTTCATCTTGACTCATACGAAATATTAACACAACATTGATTAATTTCGTAAAAATTCAATGTTTCATATTGAAAACTGGATAAAGAAATGTATGACAATTTGACCTAATTTGTATGAATTGCTTATTTTGTATTGACATCGTGATAATATTGTTATATAATATGTATAGATAAAGGGTTGAAAGGCTCTTGTCTGTTGAGGCTCGTATCCTCTCCTATGCCCTGGCGTGACCAGCGATAAAAAATCCACCATGCGTGACCGCTTCGACGCGGATGACCTGACCCGCATGTAAAAGATGGAGAATGGAAGATCACTATAAAAGGGATAATTGTATCCTTTTTATAGCGTCCACATGTGGGCGAAAATCTAAAAACGAGGTAAAACCATGAAAGAGATTATTTACAATGGGAACATAGGTTACATAGCAAAATCCTACGACGGCGGTTGGCTTATCTTCGACTCTTGTAAGTTCCCTATAGACAATGGGCACGAAAGAAAGAGCGATGCGATGGATGCATTAATCAGCTATCTATCATAAGCCTATATCTAATCTACATATAAAGGATATGCAATGGGAGAGTATATTATTTGGAACGACAAGAATAATGACAAATACTATATGTTGTTTTCGAGGTGGTATGGATTGCAGGCAATGGATTATAAATCATCTTGATCTGTCGTTAAACTGGTCATACAAACGGCTATGATGACAAAATCTCTAATGAGATTAGAGAATGGGGGAGTATTAGAGATTTTTACAAGATGTTTAAATGACCACTTATTGAGTAGCTACTGGGCTACTCTGTTAAGCGGTTACGCTTAAAACTAAAACTAAAGGATAGAAGATGGCATACATATCGAAAGAAGAGGCGGCACAATGCAGAAAGGCTATAAGGGGTATAGCAAAGCATTACGGTTTCACCGCAAGTGTTAGAAATAGAGACTACTCATCGCTGGAGGTTTCTCTAACGTCTGGTGAAAAGGTAGATATTAAAGATCTGGCAGTTGATAGTATTTCGATGAGACTGTATAACAAAGCTATAGACGCTGGCGTTGATAGCTATTCTGGAGTTGAGGATATTATAAGAGATGAATTTGGGAATCATGAAATAAGATTGGTTAATGATGTTTGGAACATATTCGAGCTGCTTGAGTGTAAGAGCGTTGACATCAACCACTTCTATTTGGATGACTATTTTTTGAAAAATAGCAAATTCTATAAATTCTTCTCAGAGTCGCTGGCAGCTGCTAAAAAGATATTAAAGTGGTATGACAATAGCGATCCCATGACTGATTACTTTCACACAAAAGCATATTTTGATTTCTCTATAGGGTCTTTTGATAAGCCGTACAAAGTAAAATAGCCCTTATAGTGCCGCCTGATGGCGGTATTAGTAAGTGTTAATCGCTTAAATCTAACACAAAGAGGAAAATATGAACAAGAAACAACTTGATGCAGCGATCAAAAAGGCTGGCGGCTTAAGAGAAAAGCTTGAGGCGATAGCATCATACAGTGGTAGACTGTGTGATTATGAACTACTGCAACAATATGGGATTGACAGAAAACATGAACAGCGTGTGAGAAAAATAAGAAAAATACTTGAAAAAGAAAAAGAAAAAGAGTTTTTCGATTCTCAATATAAGATATTTTCTTCAACTTGCAATGGCGTATCTAAAAAGATGTTTGTTGAAAATATTAAATCCGCTTGGGCGTACAAGAGCATAGTTGATGATGGCACGAAACTTTCATTTAAAAAGTTTATAGACAACCTCCCGTATTCTCGCTCATTCTCCAAAGAGTGGGGTGTTTCTTTTGATAAGTTTATCAAAATGAAAAAGAATGCAGAAATGATTCTTGGAATATATAGAAATAATGACTACTCAATGGGGGCTATTACAAAGCTCTTTGTGTATTCAAGGAGCAAAAAAAATAAAAAGTTTTTCTCTGAATATGATGACAGGGAAAGTTACGCAAAATCTTGCACATGGAAACCTACGCACGGGTACACAGAGATAGTTATATCTCTAAACGATTTGCTGAAAATAGAAAATATTGATGGCGTGCTGACTGTGAAAGGAAATGATCATAAATGCAAATGGATAACAAGCTCAGGGAAATATGGAAACTATGAAGTGTATTTTGAGCATGGTTACATCTGGCACAAGTCGCACGGCAAAACACTTGAAGAAGCCAAAGAGCTACATAGAAAAAGAAAGATTGCAGAAGCAAAAAAGAAGATGAGCAATCACAAGCTATTCGATAGATTTAAATATCGATTCATAGGGATAGACCACCTGAAAAATGCAGGAGCTTGTGACCCAGGAATCAATTCTGCCGTATACCAACTCGGTATTGATTTGAACAGCGTTGGTGGGATTCGGGTTGATTATCTGCTAGAAATTGCAAAAGATAGAAATATTGATAATCTTGTTAAATCGTGGCTTAGGATAGTATTGTGATTGAAATATCATGCATATTATTGATGACTATTATTGTTCTAATGTATAGTAGACTTGATGATTATTTAGCAGATTAGAAAAGGAGCTAGCGTGAAAAAGATAAGTATTTACATTAAAGAGAGGCAGGCAGGAGATTTTATTCTATACGAAAAGGGGGGAGATCATATAACGCCAATATGTGCAGGTAAAGAAATCGAGTGGAGCAAAAGAGGGATTATTGAAGCTTCCTTGCAGCTAAACAAAGCTCTAGGATTTACTGTGCGTCCTCTTCCTAAAGATGTGACTGTAACAGTTTTTCAAAAATCAAACCCTTTGATACAGAAAGAGTTTATGCTAGAAATGAACTCGGAGGAATTGTTCGTAACAAACATCGAAAAAGGAATAAAAAAAATAGAAAAATTTATATTTTCTATAGAGAAATATTTTGAGGATCTTATGGATGCTTCGATTGAAAGAGAAGTTAAATATACAATAGGAGGTAGAAAGCAATGAATACAAATACAATAATAGAAGAGATGGGGAAAATAGGAGACTTGCGAACAAAGCAAGCAAAAGAGCTAAAAAAGAAATTTTTTGAGTTGCTGAATGTATTTGAAAAGTTAGCAGAAAAAAGTCATTTTCGCCTGTATCATATTCTTGTTATTGATTCATACAAGCATTATGCAGGAAGAGCTTTTGATTATGATACAAATTTTGGAGATGAGGAGTTATGGCTAGTGTATAAAGATGGAGAGATAACGCCGATCGTAAAGGAATTTGTGGAGGAAGATGAATACGCCTACTGGAAAGAAATGGACAGTAACGGAACTTTTAGAAATGAGCTTATAGGTGGATGGGAGCATTTAATAACAAATCGCTTTGTATTTAACAATATAAAAACATTAATAAGAAAGATAGAAAAAATAGTAGAGGATGAGAAAACATATATACAACAGCAAAGCGAATTAATAGAAGAAGCGGAACGACACACGTCTTAACAAGTGATTGTGATCTAATAGTTGATATTTATGAGTAAAGGATAGACAAAAGTATGAAATTCAGGAGAAAAAAAGCTAATCAATTCTTCTACAAATTGAATAATCTTCCTGTAGATAAACAAAAACGACTTTCAGTTAAGAGAGATGATCAAAATATTTGCAAGATAACAAAAAACAAACCAGAGGAGAGCAAATGAAGCAGCTAATAGTGTGGGGCATAATAGCAATGTCTGCTTTTTACCCATATTTTATCGTTTTGGCTATAATGATTACAATTGGAGGTATGTGATGACAAAAAACATTATTATTGCTTTATCACTGCTACTGTATGGGTGCGGTATTGAAAGCACAGGATTTGGCTCATCTTCAAAGTTTTATGATATGTGCCAAAACTATGACATGATGATATGCGGAGATGATAGTAGCTATGTGTCTATGATAGGGCTTGATGGCATTCAGAAGCTCGAAGATATGTTTTTATACAAGAGCGACAAAGAAGATGACAAATGGGAGCCTGTGAGAAAATACGGATTCAACTATGTAGGAGACTGTGAAGATTACGCAATTACTGCGGCAGAGATTCTTTTTGATGATGATAGTGTAATAGGAATATCGCTAATCGCTGGGACGGCTGGTGGAGACGGTCACGCATGGCTTGAGATTACATACAAAGGCGGGGCAGTTGTTATCTATGATGAGTTGTACCATGGAAACGATCACGTTAAATATGAAGAGATAGTTATAAAATAGGAGCAGAAATGAAGGCGGTAGCAAAGATAGGCAGAAAATCATACCATGCAGGAGGCGTTACTTACCTTCTGCTGCTTGATATTGTGGTTGATGGTGAACGATGGAGAGACCATGCGTGGGTGAGGTTCAACAAGAGATGGTATGAGGCAAATTTAAAAATAGGATATACTGTTTCATTTGATTTTAAATTTGCCAAAAAGTTTAATAGCAAAACACTAAAATACGATCTAAAGAGATTGTCAAGGATTAGGAACATTGAGATTATAGATAAAAGGAAATAAAAACATCATACTCTCTTTGCTCTCCTATAAGATGTGCTTTTTCTAATATTTTTATATCTTTTATTGTTGCGTTTGTTTTCTCTGTAAGGTTTTTTAGTATTTCTGATATCTCTTTCTCTGCGTTTTTACCTCTCTTGTTATGTCGTCTGCTGTTATCATTCATTACACATTTTGTTTATAATTCATATACACTTATACTAATCATATCTGAACTAGCCCATGCTTTTGATGTATGCTTTAAGGCAACTTGTGAATCGTCTCTATAGCATACTCCTGTAAGTGCATCTTTTACGCCCTTGTCAAGATTGTCAAGATCTGGTCTTGAAATATGCCATTTCCCATTCATTATGGCTTTTTTCTTTTTGCTCCAGCTTTTTGGCATTCCGAGTCTATACTCTATTATTAGCATTACTGCACCATCTATCTTTTTTGGTCTCTCTCTTTTTGCAAGTAGAGAGATATAATTTTTATAATCTGTGTAGTCTTTAGGATTATAAGTTCCTCTTGTTGTTACTCTTGGACGTGGTGCTGGCTTTGGTTTCATTGGAATGCTT